CCCTATCCGCTCCATGGGCGCGCACATGCGCGCGCGTAACGGTCTTATAGGTATGATCCGTCACATCCGTCACACTCTCTGAATTCATTGGCATTTTCCTATTCTCCCGAGAAAAGGTCAGAGTTGCTGTCGTCGAGGGCGATACCCCGGAATCCCTTCGCGGCGCGGGTGTTGTGACGCTCGAATCCCCGGACGATCAGGGCTTCCGAGAAGCGCTTGACCGAGCCTGCGAATTCGCCGTTCGCATCGGCCCACGCCTTCCAGTCGGCGAACATCGCTGAGGTGCTGGCGCTGAGGTGCAACCCGACAGAGCAGCGCTCGTCGATCCAGCGACCGATGGCGTCTTCCGCCTCGAAGTAATCCTCAGTCGCAGCCATCACGGCGGGCGGCGGGCGCAGCCCCGTCCGCTGCCATTCGATGCAGCCCTCGAGCGCCCACGCGAGGATCCCGTCGCGTTCGGCCAGCAGCCTGTCCGCCAGATGCTTGTCGCGCCGCGCTGGCGGGATGGTGACGGTGAACGGCACCATGTGCAGTCGACGCTTCATCGCCTCATCGACGTTGCGGATTGAAGGCTTGTGGTTGCCGACGATCAGCAGCTTGAACTGCGGGATGAACTCGAAGAAATCCTGCCGCATGAAGCGGGCCGTGATCTTGTCGCCCCCGGTCAGCGCCGTGAGTTTGCTCTCGGCCCAGCGGCTGCCCTGTTCCGTTTCGATGGACGTGACGATGCGCGCCCCGCGCAGGCCCGCCATGTCGGTCGGGTGGCGATCACCCTGCGTGGCCATGAACATGTCCATCGGCGCGACGGTGGCGTAGTCGCCAAGGATGGCGGTCAGGGTGTTGGCGAAGACCGATTTCCCGTTGGCGCCGGTGCCGTAGAGAAAGAACAGCGCATGCTCGGTCGTGACGCCGGTCAGGCAGTAGCCCGCCATGCGCTGGAGATAGGATTGCAGTTCGCCGTCCCCGCCCGTGACAGTTTCGAGAAACCCGAGCCAGACTGGGCATGCGTCGTCGACCGATGCCCCGGCGATGCGAGTCATGAAGAGGCCGGGGTCGTGCAGCAGCGCCGCGCCACTACGCAGGTCGACCACGCCGCCGGGCGTGTTCAAGAGCCAAGGATCGCGATCCCACGGCTCGGTCGTGGTTGCGTGGCGGCGGTCGGAACGGGCGAGCCGCTCCACGGCGGACACGGTCGCGGCGCTGGAAAGCTTCGCCTTGAGCCGTGCAGACCCGGCGCGCGCCGCCGCCTCGCGGCAGATCATCCGGGCCAGATCGAAGGCCTGCAGCGTCTCCTCGCGCCGCCAGAGCTTGCCCGACCAGGTCAGCCATTGCCCCCAGCCGGCGACGTAGCGCCATGTCTCGGCATGTCGGGCGGCGAAGGTTGCGGCGAGCGCATCCTCGGTGAAGCGCACCGGCACCGGCCCCTCATGCCCCCCGCCAGCAGGGCCGCCGCCATCGGGACCGTCATCCTCGTCATCCATCTCGCCGTTTCGGGCGGCGTCGCGTTTCCAGAGGCGTTCGGCTTCCTCGCGCAGCCGGTCCTCCGGCCAGGGAGGGGCAACGCGGGCCGTGTTGTAGGAGACGATTTCCTCCCACGCCTGCTCACGCGGCACGTGGCCTTCGCGGGCACGGCGGATCCAGTAACCGATCACCCGCGACAGCGCGTCGAACCGCGTGGTGCCATCCAAGCCGCCTTCGCGGACCTGGCGGCCGAACAGCTCGGTCACGCTGCCGCGCTCTGTGGCGGCCATGTTGAAATCGAGCCCGTTTTCGCCTTCGAGCGGCGGCATCGCGATGATCGCTTCGAGCAGCTCGCCAAGGTCGTGATCGCGGGGATCGTGGTTCAGGATCTGCACCAGCCGCGGAATACCCTGTTTGGCATGGATCGATCCCGCCACACGGATCGGCTGGTGCGCGGACCGGAACGAAGGGTCGCCGCCGACCTTAGCGGCGATCATGTGCCGTGCGCGGCAGACCGTGGCGATGTCGTCGCCTTCGGCGGGCTCGGTCAGACGCCAGTAGAGGTGCAGCTTGCGTTGGCCCTCGGCGGTGACACCACCGGACGCGACCTCCAGCGTCGGGCAGCCGAGGTGCTGCACAAGATGGTCGCGCTTCGCTACGATGTCGCCATGGTCGAGATCGACCAGCACAACCTGCGTCTGCACGATGCTCTCCGCCCGCGCGTCGCCTGGGGCCGCGACTGTGCCGGGCGCGACGAACAAGGCCATGCCGGCGTCGCTCGCCCATGTCGCCTGAAGCGCGAGTTTCGCGGCGAGCGTGGCGTCCGCTTCGATGAAGGGAACATGTGGCGGACTATCGCCCGCGCCTTTCTCGGCCAGAGCACGGACCGGCACCCAGCCGTCGCAGTAGCCGAACACGACGTCGGCATAGATCGCGATCATTCCGGCGTCGGGCGCGACGTCGTCGGGCGCGATGGTGTCGGACGGGACCGTCATGCCCAGCACCGTTCCCGCCACGCACAGAAGCGGCATTCGAAGTGGGCGGGATCGGCCGTGTGGCGGGGAAGAAGTTCGCCCGCATCACAGGCGCGCAGGATCGTCACCGCCTTGTCGCTGGCGGACTGGGCGAGTGCGGCATCGAACGGCACGAGTTCGTGCCAGATCTCGCACGTGTCCTTGTTGATCGCCGTGAAGAGCGCGGGCGCCTCGGTCAGGCCGAGATAGGCCTGGTAGAGCGCGATCTGCGTGGCATAGACCGGCTTGGCCTTTCCGACCCCTTGCTTCGCGATTTCCCGCCAGTTCTTGGCGTTCGCCGATTTGCACTCCCAGAGCGCAGGAACCGCCATGCCGTTCGGCGCGGCGACGACCACCCCGTCGGCATGGCCCTGCACACGTCCGCCCACAACCGAAAAGCCGAATTGATCGCCATGGCGATTGCGCGTGCGAAGGTCGAACCCTGCCTTGCGCAGCCAGACGATGGCCAGGTCCTCGAGAACGTGCCCGAGCGCGAAGATCCGCAGGGACTTGCCCGAGAACCCGGCGCCCGGGTCCTTCGGCGTCTTCAGGTATTCGTACTGCAGCCTGCGCTGGCGGATGTCGCCCAGCCGGCTGCCCCCGAGATAGTCGCGCTGGGGACGTTCGGCCTGTTCCGCAATGAGGGCGGTGTCGATGCTGGCATTGACGGTGTCTGCGAAGCTGGGCGGCTTCTCCCGATGGTTGAAGTCGAAAGCGGCGTTCATCAGAACGGTACCTCCGGGTCGGGCCGGGGCGCGCTGGCTTGCATCGCCTCCTGGAAGCCATCAACGGCGGCCGTCGCGAGCGCGAGCGCCTGTGCCTCACTGAGGTCGGCGAACCGCGTGGTCCAACCGATCTCGGCCATGAGCTCGGCCATGTTGCGGAGGGCGGCGCGCAGGGCTGCCTGTTCGCGTTCGTCGGGATCGATCATGCGCCGGCCCCGGTAGTGGGCGCTGGCGTGCGGGAATGCAGGATGGCGCGGCGCGCCGGGTAGATGCTGTTCATGGGAGAGCTCCAGATGCTCTCCTCACCTACCGGCGGCGGCGGCGGACTGTCGGATGGCGCGCACGGAACCTTACGGGAACACAATCTTGTGGCGAGCGCGGTTCCTTCCTAATCTTGCGGACCGACGATAATTTCAGGAGCAGCGAGGCCGATGCCAGCATTTAACCCGAGGATTTTCAGCAACCCCGATCGCCTCAAGCAGATCGCTCCCGCGCGACTGAAGGCATTTCTCGAGCCTTGGAAGGAATACTTTGAGTCCCGCAATCTCGACGTCGCCGCATGGTCGACAGATGACATGCCGCTCGAAGCGATCGCGGGCGTCCTGATGAATCCCGACGCGTCGGTGCCCGAGGACATGGTCAACGCGCTCTATTACGTGCACGAAACTGCGTCCCATGAGGCGATGGACGAACTCCTCGACCGTGCCGCGGCTGCCGGAATCGAGATCGACAAGGATGACGAGGTCTCGGTGGCAGATGTCTCGGTCCAGATCTGGCTTGCGCAGCCCATGCTGCTGCAGCGCCAGCATGCCGAAACGGTGGCGTTTCAGCGTTCCAACTTCATGTATTTCGCCGGTTCCCGGCCGAAGAAAACGGCTGCAGCGCTCCCGACCATCACGGACGCCATTGCGAAGTCCATGCAGGACCGGATGGACAACTGGTTCGAGGTGACGCGACGCGGCCGAAATAGCCGGATATTCGCGTTCCCGCGAGGAGAGAAGATCTGGCTGCTCGTGCGGCACGGCATGCCGATGCGTAGGGAAGGCAAGCACCAGGACGACGGTGAAAGCGGAATCGCGTTCTATCGGCCACAACAACATGACGTGCTGATCTACGACAGTGTGACCGACGAGATCGGTGTTAACGCCGGAACGAAGGGCGAGCGGGAACTCTATCTGAAGACTTTCGGCGAGGCGCTGTTTGGCAGCGAGGATTACTTCGATCGTTCCGAGCGCTACACGCTGGATCCGCTGCGCGAACTCGGACCCAAATCGATGGCCCATGGGGATATCGAGGGAATTTCCGGCGTGCGTTTCGTGGAGTTCGGCCGTCGCTGGCCCGGGAAGATCTCCGAAATGGAGATTCGCAAATGCGAGGATCTGTTTAAGTCATTCGACGAAAATTGGGAGAAGCGGCTGACTGGCGGCTCCTTCACGCACGCGACGTTCAAGTTTGCGTTCAAGGACAGCAAGAAGGAGCGGTCCGTGACGATCCGGCCTGCGAACATCGCTAGGTACGAACGGGACTCGGACGAAGAAGTCATCGAAGCATGGCTCAAGGCGCGCGGGTTCTGGGCAATTCCGGCAGGGGCGGATGACGATGAGGATTTCGAAGTTCTGGAAGACGCTTGATGCGTTGACCGATACAGCGACCGACCGGCGCGAATGGGCCAGCCTGTTGGGCGATGAATTCGCCTACTTGGTTGTCGACGAGCCGGGCTGTTGTCTCCCACTGTTGCGATCGACCGGAACGCGAGCGACGAGCATCGCCTGCCCATCACCGGGCGGTGACGGGTGCCCCCGCCAAGTCGTGCACCATGACGACGGCACCATCCGCGCTGTCTGTGGTGACCGCCCTAAGGCCTGCGCCGATCTCGACCTGAACAAGAACGACATCATGATCTACGGCCTCGACCGTGTCGGGTTGGCGCGAAGCATTGCTGCCGCACTCGACCTGTCCAACCGGCCTGCAAGTTTCGACCGTCGACCGGTGTTCAGGATCGGCTCACATGATGTGTTTGCAGGCCAGGGCTTTCCTGTTTTCCTGACGGTGCCGGGGCCACTGGCACGCGAGGACGCGGCGCAATTTGACGAGGTGATTACCCACCCGGGTCCCAAACTGCTGCTTGCCCCGACCTTGTCCTCAATCCCCGCGCAACTTGCCACCGCTCTGGATCGCGAAGGCGTCGTGCGCATGGGACTTGAGGATCTGGTCAACCTTGACGACCGCGGGCATTTCCAGCTCTGCCAGCCATCGACCGTCGTGTTCGACGATCTCCGCGCACAGATTACGAGCGGGATGGATAACGCAGTGTCCAACCTCGCGTGGGCGCTGCCGAAAGACGCGCGATGGGAAGAGATCGGAATCCGATTCGTGGCGGATGAAGTCGTC